GAATGCTCTGTTTTGTATAATTCTTCAATTGTGTTCATTGATTCACCATATACTTCATCTGTTGATACGTGTATAAATTTCTGGATTTTTTTATATTTTCTACAAGACTCTAACAAATTATTTGTACCCAAAACATTGTCAAATGTAAATTTTATAGAGTCTTCAAATGAATTTTGAACATGTGATTGAGCTGCAAAATGAATAACATGAGTTATATTATGTGTTTTTAATATTCTGTCTAATAAGTCAACATCATTTAAATTTCCCTTTATTAAAACATAATTAGGATTCATTCTTATTTGTTCATTTACATTATTTTCATTTGCACAATAATACATAGCATCCAAATTCACAATTTTGTTATAATTCTTTTTATAAAAATAATAGTTAATAAAATTACTACCAATAAAACCACAACCACCTGTAACTAATAAATTTTTAACAGGGAGCTCTTTATCTAAATTTTGTTTATAAGATATTAAAGAATCTCTTACAGCATCTTTTATATTTCTTACCTCTGGAAATAAAGATTCTAATTTAGTTGTATCTAAAAAATTATTTGACCTATCAGAAGTCAATATTTTTCTTTGTTCTTCTTGTGTAAAATTTTTCCATGTAAAAAGTGGGTCCACTATTTCTTTATACATTTCAAGCATCTCATTATGACTTATTAAACCGGGATTTGTCAAATTTATTGTTCCAGTTATATTTTGTTCCATCATTCTTAAAACATAAGGCAATAATTCAGGCAATACAGACATAGAATTTGAAATAGAACAAATCTTTTCGTAATTTACAATTTTTGTAATAAAATTGCGTTCATTTTTCTCTCCTGTAATTGGCATTCTAATACGTAAATTCAAAGTACAATCAGAATATAAATTCATAATTTGGTCTGTATAACCTTTTACAATAGAATATGATGAACCAAAAAAATTTGGTAATGAATTTTCAGTAAAACCATTCTCTTCTTTTTCAAATGGATGATTTTCGTCAAATTTGAATATACAACCAGTACCTAAATATGTATAATGTATTTTTTTTTGTCTACATAATTCAGATAATAATAATGGTGAAAATAAATTATCTCTTACATTTTCCACTAATTTTCCAGGTTCTTCTAAATAATCTATGGTTGTAATTTTTTTATCGCCTATTTTACCATGAGTCCTACCAATAAAAGAAATAACATGTGTAGGTTTGATTTCATCAATTTCTTTATTCAATGTAGATATACAATCTGCTCTGCTTTTGCCGCAATAAAAATCAATATTACTTTCCTCCATAATATTTTTAAAGATATTACCAATCCATCCATTAGAACCATAAATCAAAACTTTCATTTATAAGTTAAATACAGAAAAAATAATTTAACTAAAGTATATATATGAAAAATAAAAATGACTTTTTTTTAGAAAAAGTACTAAATAAATTTTGTAAAGTTTATAACACAAATAAAAATGATGTGAAAGAAAATGATAAAATAAGATTTAGATTTGAATGCTTTAAATATAATTATATGATAAGACATATTGATATTCCTAATGTTAATATTAACACAAATTATGAAGCCGTTTTTATTGAGTATAGATGTTTTCCTCATGTTGAATTGTTAATACGCAATGCCATTTTAAAACTAGGTGATAAATGGTCACATACTATTATTTGCGGAAATTTAAATTATGAATTTATGAAAAATATTTGTAACAAAATATCTGATAATATAAAAGTAATTAAAACTAATTATGATAATTTAAATCAAGATGATTATAGCTTATTTTTAAGTAGTACTAAATTTTGGGAACTTTTATCTGCTAAAAAAATATTAATATATCAAGAAGATTCGTTCATATTTAAAAATAATATACAAGAGTTTATAGACTGGGATTATATAGGTGCACCTTGGCCAAAAAATACAAATGATACTCCAAATTGTGTTGGTAATGGCGGTATTAGCCTAAGAACAAAACAAATTATGTTAGATATAATTAATAAAATATCTATTAAAAATACTATTATTAATGAATCAACAAAAATATATATGAAAGAAAATAATTTAAACATTTGTCCAGAAGATGTATATTTTTCACTCAATATGCAGAAATTTAATATTGGAAAAGTTGCTGATTTTGATATAGCTTTCAAATTTTCTAGTGAAAGTTTAAATAATCCTAATAGTTTTGCAGGTCATTGCTTTTGGTTATCTGATTCTAAATGGATTAAAAGAATTCAAAAAAATATGAATTTATTTAATTATATACCAAATAATAATTTAAATGAATTTTTATACTTTTTAAAAAGACCTTCTCATTTAAATTTAACTAAAATTAAGAATAATGCATTTGACATTGACTTTTTTTTGTATAAAAAATGTAATAATATTTTTATTAAAAATAATGAAGAATTATCAAAACATTTTTATAACTATGGAATGAATGGTTTAATTTATCACCCAAAACAAATATATAATTTATATAATGATATCAGTTTATTTTATTTTTTAAATGAAATTTTTGTTTTAAAAACTGATAAAATATATCCATTAAGCTATTTTATGAACAACTATTTATATTTAAAACCATTTGAATATTTTATGAAATTAACAATTCATAATTATTATGAAAAATTATCACAAATTTATTCACCATTAATTTTACTTGCATTTATTGGAAATATTGATGTTGGTAATAATTTATTAGAAAAAATAATTTCTTATAAAAAATTAGAAAATTTTAATATTTCTTTTTGTTTTAATTCAAAAACAATATATGAACACTTTAAACAAAAAATTCATAAAAATTTTTTATATTTTTCAATTTATTTTACAAATGAGTATGGAACAGATATTCAACCTACTATATTTATGTATAATGATATATGCAAAAAGTATAATTTTGAATATGTAATTAAATTACATACAAAAAGTATTAAAAATGAGTACAATGAACTTACAGATTTTTTATTATCAAATAATCTTTCAGTATTAAAAAAAAAAATTAATCTTGAAAATTCTAATTGTGTAGGACCTGAAAATTATTATTTATCAATTGATGATGACCCGTTCAATAAAAAAAATATATCAAAATATATTGAATTATTAGATTTAAACAAAAAATTTGTTAGAGGTACTATATTTTTTACGGAAGATAAAATATTTAAAAAAGTAATAAATTTTATTAAAAATAATGATTATAAATCTTTTATATTCAATAATTTATATGAAAATAATACTATAAATTTTGATTATTCACCAACTCATTTTTTAGAAAGATTATTTGGAATAATTAAATAAAGAATATTTGGAATTATTGTTAAAATTTAATTTTTAGTTAAAAATATAATATTCAAATATTTTATTATGAATATTATAAATGATTTAGAAAAAAATATTTTAGAAATTTATGTCTCATATTTATCAAATAGTGAAAATGCTATACCTTCTAGTGATATTATACAATTTGAAGACATAAATATTACATTAGATATGTTTAAAAGTTGTTTTTTTGATAATAATTATGAATTTTTTGAATTAAATAATCAATTTAGTGAATATGAAGAATTTTTAATTCATAATAAAACTATTAAAAATGGTGATTTTAAATTTATGAAATATAAAACTAATAAGAATTCAGATTTACCTTCTTCTAATTCTGGTAATGTTTTGAAAAGAACCAATAAAGTTATTTTAATAGATATTATGAGTAATAAATTTATATGTAATAAAAAAATGAAAATTAACGATATTAAAAAAATTGCTTTTATTAAAGATATTAATAAATATAACTCTTTATTTGATTTTAAAATATATAATCACCACTTGAGTTTTGATGATATAATTAGTATTTATAATCACCATCCTAATAAAAATAATAAAAATTATTTTAGATTCAAAATAATAACTAGTTATTATTCAAATGAATTAGATGAAACTATATCTGTATGTTTTAATTATTTAGTTGAAACACCAAAAGAATATAATACAAATTTAATTGATATTAATCAACCTGAACAAGATATAATATTAAATGATAATATTCCTGATAAATTAAATGAAAATAATATTAAAATTGATAATAATAATAATAATAATTCACTAAATAATTTGTTTAATTCAAAAGAAAATATTGTTTATAGCAATTATAATAGAAATAAAAATGATAATATTGTTTTAAATAATAATGATGTATTAAAGTCTAGTGAAAATAAAAATATGACATATAGTAATTATAAAAACTATGTAATTAAAAATAATCTTAATTCTTTAAATGAACTAGAAGAAAGCGATTTAGATGAAGATGAGTCAAATGATGAAATTAGTTATTCTGAAAATAGTGACCGAGATGATGATATGTTTTTAAATATTGCATAATTAATTTATATATTTAAATTTTAATATTTATATTAAATAGTATAAAATATTAAATGTTAAGAATATTTTCAAAAAATAATGATATAACCTGTAATGATTATTTAAAAAATAAGAAGGGTAAAACTATTTTAACTAATTTAAAAACAAAAAATATTGATAAAATTGTTTCTTATTTAAGTTACAATGATTTTTTAATTATTACGCAAACATTTTATAAATTTTCAAATTTAAAGAAAACATATAAACCACCTCAAAAAATTATTGATTTAAAAACTAGTTTCTTATTTTATAACAAATTTTTAAATCATATCCAAAATTGTAATTTATGTAAAACTGAAAACATTAACTCTATTTTTAATAATTGTAAAGAAATCAAAAATATTTTATATCCTTATGGTGAATATTTTACTTATGAAGTGTATTCAAATTTGGCAGCAGTTAATTTAAATTATTGGTGTAATGATAAAAAATGTGATATTGATAAAAATTATGATTTTGATTTAAATACATGTTATTTTGAAAATGATAATACTTCAGAAAAAAATACTGAACCTCTTGAATCTAATAAAAAGAAAAAAAAAGACGAAAAAATTAATTTGCCATATATGTTACCAAGCCCTGTACCATCTAATTCATCTAGTTATATTTCTTGTGATTCAAATAGTGATTGTGATTCATATAGTGATTTATCTTGTGAAAATTCATTTAATGAACAACCTGTTATATTCACAAATATTCCTCTTTCATCTAATATTCAAGCAAACAATTCTAACAATCCTCTTGCATCTAATATTGAAGCAAACAATTCTAACAATCCTCTTGCATCCAATATTCAAGCAAACAATTCTAACAATCCTCTTGCATCCAATATTCAAGCAAA